TTTGGTAAACTCAGCACCATCAATGTACCCTTTGGTGTTGTTGTTTCTCTTGGGAATCATACGTCCGCCGTCCACATAAGGAAAGGTTTCTCTCATGCGGTCAGCAAGCTTGTCCATCTCTGTTCTGAGAGTTGACTCAAGCTCCTGAGCTTTTTTAACATCAAAGGGCCAGCCAGAAGCTTCTTGACGGGCCATAAGGCCAGCCAGGTCATGCTCTAGGCGGATGGAATCTTTGAAGGAACCAATCTCCTTTTTAAACCGCTTAACAAGGGTGTTACAAACATGAACATCCTGCTCGCAGTAGTCTTCCATCTCCTGAGACCAATCGCCCCAGTCAGTGGTCTTACCAAACTCTCCTTTGTAATCACCAAGGCGATAGCCCCAGGCTTCCAAAGAATGACGACCATAGAGTTTACCTGGCATCCCAGGCCAACGCTTCTGATAATCAATGTTGAGGATGTCTGGCTTGAACATCCGACTCAGAATCAACGTGTCATAAAGACGCGCTTCTGGTTGGAAAAATGGATAAATAGATTGGATGACTGGTATGTCAAAGCCAACAATGTTGTGACCAATCAAGACTTCAGCTTCTGCCAGCATATTGATGCCAGTAGTAACTGATTCCTGAGTGCCAGCATCATTGTATCGGAATACCTGTCCGGTGTCGATGTCTTTAGCAACAAGACAGTGGATACAGCTTAACCCTTGGCGGGGAAGGCCGTTTGTTTCCAGGTCAAAGACCAGTCTCATAGTCCCCAATAGCCAGGTTCTTCAGTTTCGAGCCGACGTTGAGTGATCGGATCTGGCGTGCCACATTCCACGCAGAAGTAACCACTTGGTTCCATCTCAGAATAGAAAAAGCAGCTGCTGCCGCAGGGACATACAACATTGAGTTCACAATTCTCCGTATGGATCGGAGGAGTTAGGGCTGGGTGTGTCATCTTGGAAGGAAGAATTAAGGTCTTCAGTCATGCGACCAGTCTCGGAGCTATAGCAGATGGTCCCAGCCTTACCTGTTTGACCATTGAAGCGATTCTTCAACACCCTAATCGTACAATTGTTACGACCGGATGAAAGATTTCGTTCAAGAGCTACAACCATGTCACTAAGTTGAACAATACTGTGGCTGCCACGAAGTTGTCCGAGGCTTACCTGTTGTCCATCTTCATGTCCTTTGTCTCCTTGGGGACGCTTGAGATGGCTGATAAGAATCATACCAACTCCAGTCTCCTCAACAAAAGATCTGAGCTTAGTCATCGTGACATCAATGAGCTTCCTTTCGTCGTGCGACTCATTCCCAGACATAAGAATGGAAAGGTGATCAAGGATGATCCACTTAACTTCCTTTGCTTGGGCCATGAAGCGACAGTCACTAAGGATAGCTTCTGGATCAACCGACCCAAACCCATCACGAAGGTAGACTTGTCCTGTGCCAAGAGACGATTCAAACGCCTGCTTGAGAACATCTTCTGGAAGTTCATTGTTGAGGTGAAGTGGTTTGTTTGCCTTGACCGACATCAGGCGGAGGGCAGTCCGTTGAAGACTCTCCTCAAGTGCAATGTAGCCAACATGTTGGTTCTGGTCAACCAATGCTTGAGCAACTTCACCACAAAAGGTGCTTTTGCCTACGCCAGACCCAGCCGTGACCGTAACCAATTCACCGAGACGTAGCCCGCTGGTGAGGCCATCAAGGCAACTAAAAGGCCAGTCAGCATCCCGACCATGTAAAGGCTTAATTGCCAGATCGAAGAGGTCTCGCCCGTCGATGACGGTCTTTGGTGAGTACGGTTTCTTTTGCCAAAAGGCTTGACGAATTGCATCGGAATCCTTTGCAACAATGGCTTCATTAGCATCCTTATATTCAGAAAGTTTTGCAATAAAGACCTTCTGATGATTAAAGAGCTGAGCACACTCCTGAGCAGCCTTTTGTCCAGCTCCATCGCTATCAAAAAAGAGAACAATCTCTTCGTAGCGATCAATGAATTTGTACTGGTGTTGAAGTGACTTTTTGGCAGCATTAGCCCCGTTGTCAAGACTAACTACTGGCCAGTTAGGACGGGCTTGCCAGACACTCATCGCATCTAGTTCACCTTCTGTGATAACAATAGTTTTATTGTTACCTTTAGCCCCTCCAAAAAGCTGCTGACCAAACAGTTGATGATCTTCGTTCTTACCTGACCAACGGAAATCCTTATCAGGAGTCCTGGCCTTGAACGCAATCAACTGACCCTCAGAGTTGTAGTAAGGGAAGCGAAGTGTTTTAGACTCCGCATCATACCTTACATTGAACTTCTTGCAGGTGTCTTCAAGAATACCCCTGGAGCGTAAGGGAACAATGTCCCCGGTGAAGTCCATACGAAGTTGCGGCTTGTGAACAGGAATAGATTCGCCATCACCAAACTCGTAATGGCCGCAAGAAAAGCAGTGCCCGTGACCGTCAGTATAACGACCAAGGGCATCACTACTGCCACAGGAGGGACAGGGCTCATGCCTAACAAACTCGCTTTCGGAGAGATTCTCGGATAAGCTCATAAGCTTTAGCACAATTGTGGTGGTACTTAACCCAAGTGTCTAATTCCTCAACAAATGCATCAGCTACATCTTGAGGATCGTAATCTTCGGAGCATTCAGCAAGAATATCTCCAAAAAAAGCCATTAGACGTTCTTTGGATCCAAATGGTGGGTAAGTCATTCGAACCAGTCAAGTGGAATGGAGTGGTAAGGTGCCCAAAGGAATCCGTTCTTTTCCGCCCACATAGCGTAGGTAGTTTTTGAATCCTTTGTGATGGTGTTATGAGGTGATTGGAAAACAAGCCGGATGTCTAGGTGCGGATGAGCTTCCTTGACGGCGAGCATCTTCCTTCTGTCTTCCGGCTTAAACCAACCCTTGGCTTCCAGTATTACTCCATTCGGAAGAATGAAGTCTGGTTTATAAGCACAAGAAAGCGTATAGTCAAGTTTAAGAGTTTCGTATTCAAACGATAAATCATTCGCATCTAACCACTTAGCTATGCGCTCCTCAAGACGGGAACGATAGCTAGTCATCAGAACGGAATGTCACTATCTTCGTCTTCATCCGGTTGAGGATCCGGTTCAAACGAAGGAGACCCTGCCTTGAAACCATCGCTAGTTCCAAACAACGCAGCCAGATCAGAAGCGTCAAGCTCACCACTATCAGACCCACCAGAGCCGACCAGTTTGAGAACTTGAGCACCTCGTACCTTAAGGCTACATCCTGCCTTGGTTCCATAAACGTAGGGCTTCAGGTCAATGGCAAGTTTGACAACAGTTCCCTTCCAAATTGGAGTATCCAGATCAATGGGTACGCCATCAGTATCAATCCAAGGGAACATAGGATTGCCCTGCTCACCGCCATAGCTGTACTTGACGTAACCAGCCTCATCCCATTTTGGGAGTTCTTCGGTGAATCGTTTGCCTGCCATTTTGGCTCGACCCCAGGCAATGGCGTTTTCATACGCAACATCAAACTTCTTGAGGTCTTCCTTTCCAATAGAAAAGGAGAAACAACAGTTGTTGAACTTTCCTGAGGGCTTCAGTGCATTGACGTAGCCTTCAAGGGTGGTGGTGATAACGAAGCGGCCTTCAGACATGAGTTAGGTAGTGGGTAAGTTCAGCGGTAATGGAGATCAAATGGTGGTCTTGAAGAAGCTCATAGACCTCCCTCACATCCGTATCCAAAGCAGGATCATAAATGAGAGCAGCCTCAATGGCTAGGTCCATGTCAAGATCAGTCATCATCAAACGTGGAGTAGGTTTGATCATAAGCTTCAAGACAGTCGACAGCATCACCCCCACTGAGGGCTTCCATCATGTAACTGGCTTGAGCAAACTCCTCAACAAGGTACGCATAGAAGGAAATGTCAAACCCGTAGGCTTCACATTCCATTTCGTACTCCTCAAAGAGGTTTTCGATGACGGATTCTCGAACAAGAAAACGTTCAGCAAGTTGTGCGAAATCAGGCGTGGTGTTCTTCATCAGCAGAAGAAATAAGCGGAGTTTTGAACATCATTGATGTCCAGGGTGTTGATCATGACCGATTCATCAAAAGGAACTCCAAGCGTCTCTGCCCAATTCTTGAGCACAGGCTGTGAGTAAATTTCAACAAACTTGTCACGAATAGCAACAGCCATGTCATCCATGTCACAAGAACGACCCAAGATACAATCGTGAATCACAGTGAATGGACGGTTCCACTCGGCAAAGACCAGATGAAGAAGGGCTGCATCTAAGCTATGCACAAGGTTTGGACTGGCTGCTGTTTTGGCCTTTTGAAGGTCAATCTGTCGTTCATTGAATGGTTTCAAAAGTTGAGTCTGAATGCGTTGACCAAGAAGTTTGGTACTAATGCGTTCACAGTCATCCTTTCGATACTCTTGAACAACAGGGAATCCAGAGGGAGTTACCCACTCGATACGTTCACGACCAGATTTGATTACCTCACCGGCAACCTTCTGAATGAACTCCATTGATTTACAAGGACCAGAGAAAACCTGTTTAACCGCATAACGGTAAATGGCTTTGACGATGGCTTGCAATTCGCCAGGTTCGAGTTGGACACCTTTGAGTTCCTGACGGATGTACTCACGAGCGGAGTTCTCCGTCACCCCATATGGTGTCGTCATCACCGTGCGTTTGCAAGTTTTCCTCGTAATTTCTTTATGAAGATGTTCAGGAAGCTGCTCCTTGGCTTTCTGGGCAACAATGGCATACCCGTCAGAGGGTTTCTCTGTGGGGACAACGTTGACCATTTCTGCTGCTGTTCTATCAAGCGCCAACGCTGATAGGTGTTGGAGACCAGAGCAAGTGGCATCAACAGACACAGGAAGACCAGAGGTTTGTTTGGTTTTGTTAATGACACAATCGTAGTACTCCATAGCAGCAGCTAAGAAACACCAAGGCTCCTCAGCAGTTGACCATCTACTAATTGTCCCCTGTGGATCAGAAGCAATCAGTCCAATGAAGTCATGGTTTTGTTTAGTCCATGCAATTCGCTCATCCATTGAGGCTTTATCAAGACCCCAAGTAGTAGCAACTTGAAAAGACAACCACCACTCATTGATTGGCCCCTCCTCATAAAAGTAAATCAGACTCTTTTCAAAGTCAGTACCTTGAGGGCTGAGGCTTGTGGGAATTGGATAGACCCTTCCTCGGAAATCAAAAGACCAAGGAATCCAAAAGGTATCTTCCTTGTATTTGTTCGCAACAAACAAACACTCAGTCGTTCGGTAGTTCTTCTGCGCCAGTGCTGCGTTGTTGTCTTCGATCTCTGTTCGAGCTCGTCGATACGCAAGCTTGTCCTCATCGGAAGCAGTCTCCCAAGGGTCTGGCTTTGGCGGTGGAGGTGTTGGCTCCTCAGCACGGAACTTACCCACAGTGATGCGGCGTTCCTGGCAGAAGTTGGCTACCTCAAGGATCTTTGGATTGATCCGGTAGGGTACCCGTTGCAACCGGTTCAGCATGGTCAGAGCCGCGCTGTCCGGTAATAATGAGCAACCTCGTTGGACGGAGGTTCGAATCAGCCTGCTGTGCTGCCGTAGCTCGTTGGTCAAATAGCCACCACGAAAGTCCGAAGACCAGTCGTTTGGCTCACACAGCATGGGCCACAGACAAGCAGACAACCCCTCCGCCTGCTCTAGAAGCGCCTCCTTGGACCGTAGGAACTCCTTTGAGTACCGAATGATGGTCTGCTTGTTTGCCTTGCCCCTGGAGAGCGTCTCCGTATCTACCCATCCCGTAGCCGTAGCCAACCGATCAAGCAGCCACCCACCTACCTTTCCAACAACAGTTGTTGGCCATTTCAACGCTTGAATGTCATGCTTCCGCATGGCAGCACGAAATCGCTGAACCTTGTAAAGGTACCCCTTATGGGCGTGGATGTAAAGCTGGGCTGATGCAAACAACTCAGGATGTTTAGCCTGGAATTGATCCAGCATGATCTGGTCATGAACAAGACGACCAATATGCCCAGTAACATGAGCATAGGTAATCTGATTCAATCGACGAGATCCAAGAACATCTAAGACAGCCTTCGATGTAATCAAAGCAAGAATTGCTGGATCACAATCTTTTGTTGGACGTGCTGCCTCGACATGCTCTGATGCCCAACCACTAAGCATCTTTGCCTGATTGGTTTTGATCTCAATGGTTGTAGCATATAATCCTTGATTGATGAACGCATTACCATAAACAGTGGAACTTGCATAGACACGTTCCTCTGCCATCGCAGTGCGTTCACGCAATCGTCTAATGGCCTCTGTGCGAGCATCGAGTTCTCGCTGAAACTGTCTGGCGAGTTGCTCTTTTGTTGCCATTAATCCTCAGAAGATTGGGTTGCCTTGGTGTGAATGGTCTCTCGTGCCCTACGCACAACAATGATGTTGCTGATGATAGAAATCAGGCTTTGAGTCATTTCGATCTCATCCTCTGACCCATCAAGACCAAGCTGGGCACTAAGCAAACGATCTGCTTCTCCCTCATCAATGTCTGGATCCAAGATGTCAGAATGGGCATTTACCCTACCGACAAGATCCGTACATCTATCCACTGCCATGTGTTGGAGAGTATAGAGCAGATCATCATAGTCATCACTGTTTGGGATTGGGAATGGCATGACGTTGTGCTTTGTTGAAGGTGTTGATGGCTAGAAGTTGAGCCAGTTGTTTCTTACCAAGATAAGAATACTGGGAAATGCGGTTGCGCTTGGCAAGCCTACGAAGCTGACGCCATGTAAGAATGTCCTCCAGGTGGTTGGCCAGTTGGTCTACGGTGAACTCCATTAGAGCTGCTCCAGTGCGCGGCGGACAACGTTGGCAACATCTGCCGACAAACGATCATCGGCAACAGCAGTGTCAATAGCCAACAGCGCCTGTTCCTTCAAGCTTGGAGGCTTGGGGCGGCGATAGCGTCGGATCATTCCTCCATCGCCACCAAGATCAGCAACCAATGCGCAGCACTCATGCAGTTCCTGATCAGCACCCCATTGGGCGGCTTGGGTGGCGAGGTTTACATGGAAATTGGACTGGGAAATTTTGCCGCCAAAGTAAGTATCAACCCACTGCTTCACCAGCTCCGGTGGTGGGGTGATGGGATGGTCAGTCATTCCTTCCATTGTGGTGTCAGCAGAACGTTGATTGAGTGGTACTCAAACTCTGGAAACAATTCCAAAGCAGAACGAATAGCCTCAGCCTTTGAATGGGCGTAGATGCACACCTCCTTGCCACAGCAAAAGACGGAGTAGCATTGAGGCTTTGTCACGTCTTTCTCTTTCCCTTCTTGTTACTAAGGGATAGGCAATACTCAAGGTGTGCCTCTTGGATCATCCTTTTAACAGCCAAGATGTTTGGGTTGTTTGTAAGAGCTGCTGCTCGAAAGACCTCAACAATAAAGGTTCTTTCCCCTGGTGTTAATGATAAAGACCCATTGGACTCTATCTTAACAAGAAGATCTTCCACAGTGATCATCTTCATACGATGGTAAAGGGCAAACGATAGGGGCGATAATCCTTAGGAAGACGCTTCCCTTTTAAGGTAGGCTTCGAGGAGTTGGATTGCTGCGTAGAAATAGCCTGATTTGTAGGCATAGCCTTTTGTGGTGTCAGATTGGACTTCGTGGCAGTCATTGATCATCTCCAGAAGAATGGTGGTGGAATAGCAAGGCAGCGGTGCCTCGGCTGGCCATTTGATCCTGGCCTCTTCAACGTCCTTCCAAACAGTCATGGGTCCATAGCAATGGGATGGGTGGACGCCCACATCATAGCGACTTTATGGGGCTTGTCCAGTAGTGTTGCGGCT